TTCTACAGGCGAAGCAGGTTGCTCCGTTATCTGCGTTTGTTCTGACATTTTTATTTTCCTTTTTCATTTTCATTTTGTAGCATTGCTTTTATAAATAGAAGGATGCTACGTTGACCTTCCATATATGCACTCTCATGACTATCTCCTTTAACATTTGTAGTCGTATGATGGTGGCATCTTTTTTCTAAATCAGACATAACTTGTTTACCTTCGTCTGTTCCGAATATGTATTGGTAGTTCTTCTTTAAATCTTGAACGTACCTTTCAAAATGTTTTTCTTTATCTTTTGCTTGACCCATTATTCTTCTTCAGCATTTGCAACAGCTCGTGCTTCTTCAGGTAAGGCTTTAGCTAGTGGAGCTATATCTCCTCCTGCTTTTGCTACCTGTTGTAATTGTTGCATCTGCATTTGCTCCTGTTGTTGTTGTTGTGCTTGTTGTCGTTCTGCATTAACTTGACTTTGTGATTTTAATATTTTCTGTGGCACA